GTATAGATCATGATTACCCATAATCATATAAACTTTTTCAAAGTTGTCGTTAAGTTTTTTAAATGCTTTGATTGAAGCATTCATTGTAGCAACACTAATACTTGCTCTGTGATGATTCCAGTCGCCTAGGAAAATACATGTTTCTGCATTTCTGGCATGTGCTTCAGCAATGAACCAGTCTATGTATCTTCCGCAATCTTCTAAATGTAAACGGCTGTTTTGCTTTAATCCGTAATGTATGTCAGTAAAACAAGCCGCTGTCTTAAACAGTTGGCTCATAAAAATTAATCGTTAGTATCAGTTGTTTGACTTGCGATTGCGGCCTCTCTGAGTTCACGCAATTCGTTTTCGTGTTGTATTTGTCTTCCATAACTTGGTAAATGACCTTGCTCAATAAGAATGTCATCTCTTATCATTTGGTTTCTTTTTTCCAAGTTAAGTACTCTTGTAAAACTGTTATTAACGGCGGCTGTATAATAAGCAAAAGGATTATCGGATTTTTGCTCATTAAACTGAAGACCAATATAACTTAATTGCAGTAATGCTTGTCCACGCATTTCATCTACATAAGTATATCCTCTCCAGTTACCTCTGTGACTATATCTTTCCACTAGTTTTAAAAACATAGTGCCAAGTTTATTTGTGATTTTTCCATGTTCAGGATTAAAGTGTCCGTTACCTAAACCTCCTTCCCAATGACTTCTTCCAACTTCCTTTAATTCATCATTAACGTATGCGTAATGTTTAAAAGGAGGGAAGTTTACTTTTGCTTTAGTTTCTGCTTCGTTCCTAGGATTTTTCTTCCTGCCTGGTTCTAAAGGAATGTGATCCATAGTCATAACACGGAAAACTAAATCTTCCTTGTCTATGCTTTTAGGATCTACTGCAAATTCTTTCTGCTTAGGTTTATTTCTGTAATCTTTAGGATCATGAAGTGCCATTGCGGCCTGGTATGCATCATATTGCATCTTTGCGGCTTTATTTTCTCTTGCGGCTTTTACACTGATTCTATTGATCTTTTTTACATCTTCTAATATGATGTCGAAAAATCCATAATTGTCATCTGCTAACCAGCAGTATGTCATTTTACTTTTATGGATTTCTTTAAGAATATCTTTGTTATTAAGATAGTTTACTTTTTTAGGCTGTGCCATTAATAACTCTCCTCAAAATTATAGTTCATTTATATTGTTAGTATTATACACAGTTCTAGTGTATTGTCAATTAATATTTACCAGATCTATGCAAAACTGGAAATTTTTATAGGAATAATAATTATAACATGTTTTAATAAAATTGATAAATAGAACTATTAGGAGATTAAATGAGTTTTTTAAAAAACATTGCTAGTGGATATTTGGGAAATAAAGCCAATAGTAAATTAAGTGGCATTAAAAATCCTCATGCAAGAAGAATTGCAGGAAACCTTCTGGGTGCTAGTCCTATTGGACAGTTCATTCCAGGACTAAGAAATCCTCCCAGAAACCCAGACCAAAATTTACTTTTTGGTGCAAGAATGTTGAGTGAATTACAATTAAGACAAGAACTTCAACAACAAAGCGAACAATTTGGTAATTTTGATTTAGTTGGTAATGAATCTCCAGTACAACAAAATTATGACTGGAGAGCAAGACTAAGACCTAAAAGAGGCGGTGCAGACTATGTGTATGGTATAGAGTATGCTCAAGATGGTACAGTAGGCGGTACAAACATATTACAACCAATTATAGATTCAGGCGGTCTTATTTGGCAATATACTCCTCAAATTTTCGTATCAGCAGGTGCTAATTACAATATACATGAATTACAAGGTATGAATTATCCTATTCATTCTTATATTAATAGTAGACCACCAGAACTGCCAATTGCTTCAGAATTTACAGCAAACGATATTGACGAAGCCAGGTACATGTTAGCAGTATTTCAATTTCTTAAAGTAATTACAAAAAGTTTTTCAGGCGATGCCGCAGTGGCGCAAGGTGTAGGTGGAACACCACCACCTGTTCTTTTATTTGAATATTTAGGAGAACATGGATTTAATAAAGTGCCTGTAATTGTAAAAGATTATTCCATACAATATGGAGAAGATGTTGACTATGTACCAGTACATTATAAAATGGGTTCTAAAGACACAGTAACTTATGTTCCTACAGCCGCACTGGTTTCAATCAACTTATCAGTAAACTACACACCACAGAAACTTAGAAAAAGATTTGACATAACTGGCCTTACTTCAGGTCAAGCATACTCGGACGGATTTATCTAATGGCTAAATTTCACAGTACAACTAGTTTTTTAAAAAATGCAGGTGCAATGGATGTGTTTCTAGATATAAATAATCTTCCCAAAATGCCTAAAGGATTATATGATGAGGATTATAAAATACAAGCAGACGTTGACGGTAGACCTGATATTTTAGCATACAAAGTATATGGTACTACATCTTTATGGTGGGTATTTGCATTAAGAAATCCAGATATATTAAAAGACCCTATACGAGATTTTAAAGCAGGTACTATTATAAAATTACCATCAGCAGAAGCAGTAAAAGTAGTAGGAGGTTAGTATGTCTGACATAATGAACGATCATTCAGAAAATGTCAAAAACATATATGGCAGTCAAGACAGCTCGTCAACAGATCCAAAAAGTACAACAACTGAAGAGAAAAAAGGATGGTTGAATACTGATAAGAAAAAACCACCATTAATAGTAAACGAATATATTGGAGAAGTACTAGGAAATATTTTAGATACTGTCGACCTACCAACATACCATTTAAAACTTTATATGATTGGACCTGGCAGTAAAAATAGCTCAGCAGGTTCAGAAGCAGGCACAACTGAAGATACCGAAGTCACATCATCAGAAGATGCAAGACAGGATGTAAGCCCAGGTGACGGGAATAGTCAAAGCACAGGAGCAACAGGCTATTTAAACAATCGTATGGATACAGATGATCCTTCAGATACAGTAGTACTTGCAGAAACAGGTGTAACAGAAGTAGGTATAGACGGTGTAGAGATAGTCACAGTACCAAGTGGTTCAGGTGGAAGCCATGCTTCTACAGTTAATTTTACAATTACACAGCCTAATGCGGCTGATTTCCCGGATCAAATAGTAAAAGCACGGACATATTTAGGTGCTCCTGCTGATGCTATGGATTGTCCTATGTTTTTAGAAGTAAGTTTCAGAGGCAGGAAAGAATCTAATTTAGATCCAGATAATTGGGAAACAGATGTTGCTGGTGGCGAAATAATAGGAAATGTTACAGGGCCATTTGTATATCCTTTATTGCTGAGTAACTTTTCAATGGAAATTACAGAAGCAGGGTCTACATACGAATTTTCAACTGTTGTCAAAGATGATATGTACACAGCAGATGCATTTTTTAGAACAAGTAAAATGTACACAATAGTAGGCACCACAATAGGCCAAATGCTTGGAGACCTAGAAAATCAAACCAACACTTATAATTTAGAGCAAGGAAAACCACAAAGGATATCTTTTGGATTAGAAGAAGGATCTGCAACAAGTGGTGTTGCGGGAGCCGGAAGTGCTGTTGGAGGGGCCGTTGCCGCGGCTACAGGTGTGGATTCATCTGCCTCAATAAAACAAAATTATAATGTGCCAGGGTTAGAACACATTACAGATCAGTCTCTAGATATTGAAGATACAGAAACTACTGCCAAAGTAACAAATTTAGCAGTCACAGAAAAGGCGGCAGAAGAAGGTACAGAAGGAGCAGAAGAAGAAGCAAAGAAGCCTAGAGAAAATAAATCCTCTATTAATAAAAATCCAGAAACAAATATGATAGAACTTACTCTTAAAGAAGGCATGGATATGACAAGAGTATTAGGATTGTTGTTGTCTATGAATAAAGAGTTTATGCAAAAGGCAACCAGAGCAACAGACGTTGAGGATCCTTCAAAAGAAGAAACAGATGCAACAAAACAAATATGTTGGTATGATTTTAATGGTAGTATGGAATACATGGATTACGACAGGAAAGAAAAGCAATACTACAAATTAGCACATTTAAACGCATACACTTTTATGAGCGATAAAACAGACATAGCAGTTTTTCCCTGGGAAGTAGACAGTAATAATAATTTATCTAAAGACCAAACTACTACCAGAGTTAATCAAATGAAAATTCAAAAGGCATACGAATATATATTTACTGGCAGAAACGATCAAATTTTAAGTTGCAATATTCAGTTTAACGAAGGCATAGCATTACTACTACCTCCAGATAGAGGTATGTTAGGAGATGTAAGTTTAAATGCCGCTAGTGTTTTAAAATCTACACCAGTACCTAAAGATGAAAGTCTAGACGAAGGAGGTATTGAAAAATTAAAAGAAGCCGCACAAGATGAACAAGGTGGCAGTTTCTTTGATCAATTAAAAAAATTAAAAGCAAATGTAGAAAAAGGAGAAGCATACCTTAAAGAAATAGGTAGTGCGGCTGGTTTTACAGAATCAAAGATTAAAGATTTAATAACAAACAGTAATGGAAAGGCCGCAAAAGAACTAGAAGAAGCATTGTCTAAAAAAGAAACAGCACAAGCAATAGCAGATAATGTTACTGCACAAAGAAAAGAAACAAATCAGGCTAATGTTGTAACACAAAGTGAAGAATTTAGTCCTTCACAATCAGGTTTTGTTTATGGCGGAGATCTAATAGGTAACACAAAATATGCAGAGCAAATAGCGGATGGAGGACAAAAGTTTAAAGAAGATAGAAAAAGTAAAGACGAACCAGAAGCAGACAAAGAAATTACAGATGGTGTAGCACAAAGAAAGAAATTCGAATATAAAACAGGATTCAGTAATGTAGGTACCACTAAGGGTATAAAGAACAACTTGTTTACATATCTTTATGATCAACATCAAGCAATAGAGTTTTTAATGAAATTAGAAATGCAATTAAGAGGCGATCCTTGGTGGTTAGGAAGAGCGGTACACAAACACGGCACAACTAAAACTCCTGTAGGATTTACTTCCCAGCAATTAAAAGAAACAGATGAAGACGGTAATAATTACTTAACAACTACAACAGATAATTTTTTCCTTTTTAGTTTAAATTCACCAAGGTTATTTGATCCTGATGTAGAAAACGAAGATAACAATACAGGTTTATGGATTAAAGAAGGAGACGGAACATCTTACTTTATATCTGGAATATATCAGGTAAGAAACGTAACACATAAGTTTGATAATGGTGTTTATACCATGGACATTATGGGTGTAAAAGAAACAGCAATAAGTTTAAACAACATGCAAAGAGATGGTAACTTTAGGTATATAGATGAAAACCGTACAGGGTTCTCAGCCAAGTTGCAAGATGGTGTTGTTTCAGAAAGTGATAGAGAAGGTGCTACGGATACTGATGCTAGACAACCAAGTCACAGATATGTACAAGGGGCTCTGGCGGCGAACGAAGATGCAACACCTCAATCATTACTTAAAGATGAAAAAATTACAAAAGAGCAATATGATGCTTATGTGGCCTGGAAAAAAGAGGCAGATGCTGAAGAGAAAAGAAGAAGGGGTAATGGGTAACTATTATGGCTAAAGGTGATTACAGCAATAAAATTTTAGGTTCAGCATACAGCGATCCTGATCCAAATAAAGAGGCTCTTATAGACAATGGTATTTATTTGGCTAAAGTTGTCAATAATAAAGACGAGTTTTTAACAGGTTCAATAGATGTTGAAATACCTGCACTACACAGAACAACAGGCAAAAAAGTAAAGTCAATTAAAAAGGTTAGATTTGCTACTCCTTTTGGAGGAATATCTAATGTAGACAATGTAAAATCAGACGATACAGAAAAATTTGAAAACACTCAGCAAAGTTATGGTATGTGGTTTCAGCCGCCAGACATTGGCAGTATGGTATTAGTATGTTTTGCAGACGGTAACAGAAAATATGGATATGTAATAAGCCATATCTTACCACCAGAATTTAATCACATGGTACCTGGCATTCCAGCAGGTAAAAGTTTTCAGGGCGGAAACTTTTTAACACCTGTAGCAGAAAAAAACAAATATTCAGAACAGCCTGGGCATAATGATATTTTAAGACCTATACATCATGACATGGCAGAAGCCATTACAAAACAAGGCTTAATAAATGACGCTCTTAGGGGTGCCGGAACGGCAGGTTCAAGAAGAGATACACCAAGTCAAGTTTTAGGTATTCTTACAAAAGGTTCCAGAGGTAAAGACGGTGTTAAACCTGCACAGGCAGGACATCAGTTTATAATGGACGATGATCCTCAGTCAGCAATGATCAGAATCAGGAGTGGTAAAGGACAACAAATTTTATTAGATGATGTCACAGGCACTATCTACGCAATTAATAAAGATGGCAAATCCTGGGTAGAGATGGATATGCTAGGAAATATTAATATATTTGGTGAAGGGGATATGAACCTTAGAGCCAAAAAGAATTTTAATCTACGAGCAGATTACGATATAGTTTTAGAGGCAGGCCAAAATATCAGAATGAAGGCCGCAGGTGATAATATTGGTGGAGATTATACAGGTGAAACATTAGCCAAACTAGGTTTAGGACCAAGTGGCTCAGGTGGTAGTATTATGCTACATGCTAATCAAGATGTTAGTATGTTAGCAACTCGTAATGCACAATTATCAGCAGTAGGCGGAGATGTAGATATTAACAGTGGTAACATGTTTAAAACTTTAAGTGGTACAGCAACATCTATATCCAGCACCACAATGGGTGTTGATATTAATGCAAAAGCAGGTGTTGTGGCCATGGCCGCTCCAGCAGTAGGCATTACATCAGCATTAACAGGTATATCAGGAGGCATTATTAATTTAAATACTGGTCCTGCTCCTTTATTAACAGGATTAGATGTATTAAAAATGACTGCTACGCCTTTAGATGGTGTTGAGCAAGAAGATCAACCTAGCGATCCACCAGAGTATGACAGAGAAGGAGATGTGGCCCTTACAAGTGGCGGCCAACGACCAGGCACAAAAACTAAAATTACATCTATTGTTGGTACTCTTATTACTGCAGAACCTTATGCAGGACACGGCCAATTTGATCCACAATCAGAAGATAAAGAATCCATGGAAGAAGACACATCTGCAGATGCAGAAACACATGAAGGACAAACAAGTCCAGGCGATGAAGATCCTGCAGATACACAATCTCCTGAAGGAGATAAAGTAGGTGACGGCTTTAAAGACAAGGCAAGTGGTGCTGTAGGTAAAGCCAGTGAGATAGCAGATGCTGTTGGACAAGGTATTGCCGACGGAACTGGAGCAATAGCAGGTGCTATAGGTGGTATGATGGATCTTATACCTAATATGGCAGACGTAGAAGGAATGATTAGTGACTTCTTACCAGCAAGTTTACAAGATTTAGCAAGTTTACAAAACATGGACGGCTTAATGGCCGCAATGGGCATAGCAATACCACCATTTAGATTCCCTACAGGAAATGCTTTAGGAGATAAGTTTATTGGTATAGCAAAACAGATAAAAGAAATGGAAGCCAGATTAGGGCAATTTAGTTTAGATGGCTTTGACTTACCTATAGACATTGATGGTTTTGATGTGGGTAAAATGAAAGATGAAATTATGGGTGCGGTATCAGAAGTAACCGATGCTATAAACAAAGCAGAAGGTTTTTACGATCAATATGGTGAATTTAAAAGTCATGCTGATAAATTAAAAAGTGGACATCCTAATTATGCAGTAGATGAGCAATCAGGTTTACCAATGGGCTCTATGGGTATTAACAGCAATAACTTTACAGCAGTAAAAGAAAAACTTTCTGAAAAGGGCATAGATGTAACTGTAGATGGGCCTAGTTTAATTTTTGCAGATAGAAAAACTGGCACCAAGATAGTAGACATTTCAAATGGAATAGGTCCTGTAGGTTCTAATATGGGGTTAAGAAGCGAACTACAACTTGCTAAAAAGCAAATTGCTCAATTAATTACTGTTGATGTAAGTGGAAATCAATTACTTGCACTTACAAGTTTTGCATCACATATAGGTCTAAACAATTTTGCAAACAGCGAATTACTTATAGAACTTAATAAAGGACATCATTTTACTGTTCCAAAATATATGAAAAGATGGAGAACAGGTAAAGTAGGTGCTGATAGCGAAGTACAGGTTAGACAAGATTATGTACAAAGAAGAGAGTATGAAATAGAATTATTTACTACACCTGATTGGCTTAAACTAAGTCATGAAGAAATGGGCATAGTAAATGATAAAAACCTTTCTTTTAGGCAATTAAGAACTTTACTTAGGTCTGCTAAAGATAAAAAATATATAGAATTAGGTTATAAAGATATTAAAGTTTATTAATTTCTATTTTTAGATCTGCAACTTGAACAAGCAACCTGTATTTTTGCTCCTGTTCATCAGCAACTGCTTTTTCCAAAAGTTCAATATGATTTCTTAAACTATTACACTCATTATTTTTTTCTACAAGCATAATTCTTAGCTCTTCTTCAAGAGTATTATTTAATGTGGATACATCAGCCATTTTAGTCCTCAAAGATTATATTTTGTAACATATCTGTTACAGTATTATTTAACAAAACTTCACTATGACCTGCTTCTATAGTAACATTTTGAGTATTTTTAAAACCAGGCGGTGTTGCACCCTGGCTATCACATGATATCATGCCATCATTTGCTTTACCACCTAAACCTGCAACAGGGTTTGAACCTCTGGTACAAATAATATTTGTATGTTTACCATTAAAGTTTTTTTCCTTTAGTAAAGATAAAACTTCTGCTCCTGGTTTAGTGTTTTGGAAAACCTTATCCTTCCATAGCATAGCAAATATTCTTGCAACAGGAGTTCCTTCCCATGGTGTAGCAATAGTAATTAAATGTTTAACTCGCCTCGGATATACACTAGCATACCAACTGGCAATTAAACCACCAAAACTATGCCCTACAAGTACAACAGGCTCTTTACCAAACTCTCTTTCCTTTCTGATTCTTAAAATTTCTACAATATCAAAAGGATCATCTTCCATATCGTATGCAGGAGCAAAAAATTGGTGCTCAGGCAACTTCAAAGTGTAATAATTGAAGTTTTCTGGGCTGGCATTAGCACCATGTAAGTAGATCACTTTATTCATATATACATAATACACTAAATTTTTGTTTTGTCAACTATTAATTAAAACTTGTTATAATGAATATGATAAATACTTGCATGGCAACATTATTTAAAGGATTTAGTACAGTTGATAAAGTTAGGGCACCTTATACCCTTACAGATGCTGATCTTGTAAAGAGAGATTTATTAAATCATTTTTATACCAGAATTGGTGAAAGAATAATGAGACCCACATTTGGAAGTATAATTTGGGACTACTTAATGGAACCACAAGATCCTGAAGTACAAGAAATTATAAAAGAAGATATAGAAAGAATAGTTAATAGTGATCCTAGGGTAACATATCTGGAAACTAATTTAATTGTATTAGATCATTCAATACAAGCAGAAGTAAAAATAAAATATAAATTACTCAATAGTTCAGATACTTTATTTTTAGAATATGTCACAAGTAGTACGGACGACGCATAATGGCAACAGTAAATAGACAAAATAATTTATTCGCGGCAGAAGATTGGAAACTTGCTTATAAAATTTATAGCCAAGTAGACTTCCAGGCATACGATTTTGATTCAATAAGAACAGCACTTGTTGAATATATAAGAACAAACTTCCCTGAAAACTTTAATGACTATACTGAGAGTTCAGAGTTTATTGCAATTTTGGAATTACTTGCATTTTTAAGTACCAGTATTGCATTTAGAATGGATGTCAATACAAGAGAGAATTTTTTAGAAACAGCCGAAAGAAGAGACTCAGTATTTAAACTGGCAAGAATGTTAGGATATAATCCTAAAAGAAATGTTCCTGCAAGTGGACTAATGAAATTATCAGCAGTTACTACCACAGAGCCACTAACAGACAGTGAAGGCAACCAATTAAACAATCAAAAAATATTTTGGGACGACGCAAATAACCCAAACAGTTACGAGCAGTTTATTACAGTATTAAACTCTGCAATGAGTAGCACAAACAGATTTACAGCACCAGTTAAAACAGGTAAAATTGCAAATATCAATACAGAAAAATATTTACTTAATTCTGTAATTGGTAATCCTATAGCACACTCATTTAATATAAATGCAAATGGGGTAAACAGACAATGCGAAATAGTAAATGGCGATTTTAATGATGGTAAGTTCTTTTACGAAGACAAACCTAATCCATTAAGTGACTTTGGTATTTTTTACAGAAACGATGGACAAGGTATAGCAAGTAATAATACAGGATTCTTCCTGTTATTTAAACAAGGTACATTACAGTTTCAAGACTTTAACTTTACAACTCCTGTTGTAAGTAGAGTTCAAGATATAAACATTCAAAATATTAATGAAACTGATGTATATGTACAGGAAATTACCACAGGTGGTACAGTATTAAATCAGTGGACTAAAATACCCAATACTGTGGGACAAACATTAAACTACAATAGTCAAACATTGGGTTCTAGAAACCTATATGCTGTAGAAAATTTAAATAATGACGGCATAAGAATTAGATTTCCAGACGGAAACTTTGGAAACATACCTAATGGTGTTTTCAGAATATGGTACAGACAAAGTGATCCAGTAACATATTCTATACAGCCTGATGATGCAACTAATTTAAGTGTTGTAGTACCTTATGAAAATACTAATGGAGAACAGTATAATTTAACCCTAAGTTTTGGATTAAGATCAGCAGTTAATAACAGTTTACCTCCTGAAACATTAGCAACAGTTAAGGCAAATGCTCCTGAAACATTCTATACGCAAAACAGAATGGTAAGTGCTCAGGATTATCAGGTATTTCCATCAAGCCAATCTGCAAATATTAAAAAATTAAAGGCGACAAATAGAACACATGCAGGGCATAGTAGGTATATAGATATTACAGATCCCACAGGAACATTCCAAAGCATAGAGTCTTATGCAGAAGACGGAGTTGTTTATGCAGATATAAACAACAGTTCAGAAGATTTTACAATTAATGAAAACAATACAGCAACAGAGATAGTTAATAGTATATTGCCATTATATTTAAAGAAACAAAATTTAAACAATTTTATATATAACACATTTAGAAAAAGTGTAGTAGACACAACACCTGCTACCTTTGATACTAGTGGCAGAACTATAAATTGGGCAACACTTCCTGTTAAAACTTTAGGCTCAACAGGGTATATTACGGAATCAACATCTGCTGACGGTAGTGTTACTACTAGTGTTTTAATTAATACAACAGCAGAAACATCAATGTTTAAAGAAAATAACTTTGTAAAATTTGTTGACCCAAACAATGTTGCAGATTACAAATGGGTAAGGCTGACAAAAATAGATAATAATGGTCAATTATCAAGTGGATTAAGTACATCTACAGGACCAATTACAATAAGCAGTACGGTAACAAACGGATGGAAGGCAAATGAAATTATTTCCACATTAAGAAAAACATTTACTGCTACAGAGCAAACTGCAATTATAAACGAATTAAACAATAAAAGAAATTTTGGTTTAGGTTATGACCCTGCAACAGATGAATATTATGTCGTACAAAATGAAAATTTATCTGCTCCTACAAATGGAGTATTGCCTGAGTTTAGTTATGCTTTTGCAAAAGATACAGCATCCGCAAAAAGAGACGCCAGTTATATTATACATTTTAAATATAATGCAATATCTAATACTTCTTACAGTTATTCTGTAAGTGTAAGAGGACTTGATTATGTTATACAGAGTAAAGAAGATTTAAAGTTTTATAATGTAAAGAGTGTCAAAGTAACAGATAATAGCACTAAAGCAGTAAGAGATAAAATTACACTAAACACGTTAAATACTAAACCTGGTGTAACAGAAGTATTTAAATGGTACGACAACGATAATGACAATTTAGGAGAAGTTTGGCAAAGTCAAGAAACAGCACAATTTTATAAACCTCTTTCTACATTACCTAACATACCGCTTAGAAGTAGAAATTATAGATGGTACGATATTGGAACAGAATGGCAAAGTAATTTTGGTATTTTAAGAGGCGGTGATATTCCTGCTAACGTTATCGCAAATAATAGATTTGTTGATGAAGCGTCAATTACTATTAATACTTTCTTTGAAGATAATACACCATTTGCAGACAGAACAAACGTTACTATCGCAAATATAAGTGGTAGGGTAGAACATTTTCCAGCAAATATAGTAATTAACTTTACTAATACAACATTTGGATATAATTTATTTGATAGTGCAAATGTGGTTAATTTTAGACAAGAAAACGTTAATGCAGGTGTAACAGAATTTTATAAGGCATACGCAAATGGTGTAAGCCATTCATGGGGTGTCACAGGCGGTGTGGCAAACACAGCCGCTTCTGGTAAATTAGTTTTATCTAATGCAAATACAGTCGCTCAAACAGGTACATTAACGTATAGGGATTTACAAACAAATGTAGGCTTTTTACATGCCTCAGATAGTAGTAGTAATTTTAGTGTAGATAAATTAAAAGTCATATATTTTAGTGATAAAGAAAAACTTGATAAAGATATTGTGTGGACTATCGCAGATACATTTAAAGAAGCAGATGGATATTGTGACCCTAGAAAAGTTAAAGTTGCTCCTATAGATTCAGATGAGGATTTAGTACCAGATGATCCATTGCAATATGATGATTTTGTTAGTTCACAAAGTTTAGTATTTTTTGAATACTATACAGATTTTGATGGATATACATACGATAGACCAGTAAGTGGAGTATTTTTAGACTACAGAGGCGAAGAGGGTATAGATTTAACAGATCCTGATTATTTGTCGCCTAAAAGTTACTCAAATCAAACAGACTGGAATACTGTAAATTACTTAATAGTAGATACACTTGCAATAGCACAGGACTTAAACAATGACCAAACAAGATATAGTGGGCTAGTTGTTTATGTTACAGCAAACAAAAAAGTTTATCAGATGCAAAAATCCAGTACAGCACCTAATAATGTTACATTAAATGAAACTACTGATTATATTGTACGAGAAGGTAGAGCAAGTACACAGAATACTGCTGTACAAGACCCACAAAATGTTATACTTAAATGGAATCATACAGCACCTAACGATGTCAGAATAGATCCAAGTATTAGTAATGTCGTTGAAATGCTAGTACTTACAGAAACATATTATCAGGAAATTTTAAAATATATTAATGTTCCAGGCACAGCATACCCTGTTTCACCAACAAGTGAAGAACTTTCAAACGAGTTTGAAAAACTTAATGAATTTAAGAGTGCTAGTGATACCATAGTGTACAGAAGTGCTAAATTTAAATTACTGTTTGGTGCAGATGCAGAAGATACTTTCCAGGCTAAATTTAAAATAGTAAAAATACCAGGAACAAGTTTAAGTGATAACGAAATTAAATCAAGAATTATAAACCTAATTAATACATATTTTGATGCAAATAATTGGGAGTTTGGCGAAACATTCTACTTTACAGAACTATCAAGTTTTATACATC